CCGTGGGGTGGTTATTCTGCGCCGCCTTCTTGGTCCCTTCTGACTGGAACGATCCGGGGTTCTGCGTCCCGGAGGACCAGAGCAGGGGCTTGTCGGGAGCACGGCCCATGCCCTCGTTTCGCTCGGAGCGCGCCGCCTTGGCGCAGTAGAGGAAGGGTGCCTCACCGGGGAACACCGAGAAGAACCGGCTGGCTCCCCCGGAGTCGTTGTGTGGCGTGTTCTCGACCCTGCCGTATACCCCGTAGGCGTTCTTGCCAGTGTGGGAGGGTTCGGTACCTTTGACCTTCCCACCGGCCTTGCGATCCCCACTCTGGCGGTCGAGTTCGGCCACCGGGCAGTCATCCGCGCACTCCCACAGCTCGACGGTTTCGGAGCCGTCCACGTCCAGCTGCGTCCCACCGACCTGATCCGGTCCGACTGCACCACCGAACAGCCCTCCACCGAAGCCGCCGGACTCTGCTGACGCCTTTCCACTTCCGTTCTGCGGGCGCACGACCTGGGTCCCGACGAGCTCGCAGCTCACGGAGTGGCTAAGCACGAGGTTGGCAGGCCACCGACCGAGGTGAGGGTCCCATCCTCCACCAGTGCCAGGGTCCTTGCCGAGGTCACCGTAGGCCGGACCCTGCTCGGCTCGACGTGGCGAGGCTGGCGTGCCCTTGACTCCCTCCACTCTGCAGGCGTCAATGTGCAGCGCACCGGTACCGTGGGCCAGCACGTTGGCGACCACAGTTCCCGAGAGGGGCTTGCGGGCCACGACAACAGGCTCGTGCGCTGGTTTGAGCGCCGTGCCCCATCCGTCCCATTCCTGGGCCTCTGGGGTCACTGGGGCGGTGATGGTGCCCATCTCTCCGGTGAAGCCCGACTCGTTGTCTGCCGCCACCACTCCACCGAGCGCTTTCTTGGCGTCCTCACTGAAACCGTGGGCGTAGCGCCCGTCCGTCCGCTTGCCCAGGACTTCCCTCTCGGCACCCGCAGCCTTGTCGATGCCCTTGCTCACGTCCAGGCTCTTGGGAAACCCGCTGCCGTAGACCCAGTGGATCGAGTCGCGGATCTCGAAGCCAGCGTCTTCGATGGCACAGGCCATCCGGTGATAGGTACGCGTCCCTCCAAAGGCAAGTAGGTGGCCGCCCGGCTTGAGCACCCGCAGGCACTCTGCTGCCCAGCGCTCGCTCCACTGCTGGAACAGGTTCCAGCGGTTGTCGGCTCGCACGAACTCAGGGGCCTCACACTGGCAAGGTGAGCCGCCGTGGCTCAGATGTCCACAGGTACGGCACCGGAACTGGTTCCACCCCTGGTTACTCGGCCACTCCGTCTCCCGCTCCCCGATGCCGGGCGAACTGGTGACCCCAGCTCCGGTGGTGCGGTACTCCGGGGCCTTCTTGCTCGTCCGGCCAAACACGTTCTCCCGGCCTGCGTCGTCGGCGTTGAGGGATCGCCGGAAGCCATCGGCACCGTCCCAACCCTTCCCCATAAACTCCAGCCCGTAGGGCGGATCGCACACAACGGCGTCGACGGAGGCGTCGGCCATCCCCCTCATCACCTCTACGCAGTCGCCGAGGTGGAGGGTGAACACTGCACCCATCCTATCGTCAGCGGTGATGCACTACCATCGACGCTGATGGACGAACACCTCAGACGTCTGTACGCCACCACCGACGCTGAGGTGTGGGCCGAGGAGTTCATCGGGGCCTTGGACTCCGGCGCGGTTGTCGACTTCGGCCTGATGGTCGGGTGGTTCGCCAACGCCATCGAGGTCGGCCGTCTTGCTGGCAAGCGAGGGGCCTGATGGACCTCGAGCTCGCCGCTGCGCCCGCCCTCGAGCACCACGGGCTCACCTGCCGCTGCGTTGACTGGGCGTGCAACGACGACGGCGACGGTGGGATCTGCACCCACTGCGGCCAGCTCCACACCGCGACGGTGAGCAAAATCACCTTCGTCACGATCGCGCTGCGGTGAACGAAGCGACGATACTGCGGGCCAACGCCCTGCACATCCCGCTGGCCGACAACTCTGTCGACCTGGTGGTCACCAGCCCGCCCTACTTCGCGTTGCGTTCGTATCGCGACGGCGACGAGCACTACGCCGACCAGATCGGCAGCGAGCCGACGCCCCATGACTTCCTCGTCGCCCTGTGGGCTGCCACGGCCGAGATGGCGCGGGTGATCAAGCCCTCTGGGTCGATCTGGGTCAACCTCGGGGACAAGTACGCGGGCAGCGGCGGGCACAACAACGGCGGCATCTCCAAGCCCGACAAGGCCAACGGAACCGCTGAGCATCGCGCTGCACGACGCAACGCCCCTGATCGCTACAACCAGGAGAGCGGGGGCGCTCGGCCCAAGAGCCTGATGGGTCTGCCCTGGCGCTACGCCATCGGCTGCATCGACCAGCTGCACTTGATCCTGCGAGCTGAGGTGATCTGGGAGAAGGCCAACGGTTTGCCCGAAAGTGTAAAGGACCGGGTCCGGCGGAACCACGAGCAGTGGTTCCACTTCACCAAGGAGCCCCTGTACTACTCGTCGATCGACGAGATCCGCGAACCCAGCTCTCCACAGAGCGGGTTGGCTGGCTCCTTTGCCCGACCCAAGCCTTCCCACGACCTCGTGCCCGGCCAGGCCGCCACCCAGCACCGTGTTGACCGGGAAACCAACGGCTACAACCCGCTGGGCCGGACGCCGGGGTCGGTGTGGAAGATCGCCAGTGAGCCGTTGATCATCAAGGAGGCGACACGGCTGGCGCACGACCTGCCGTCGCACTTCGCCGCCTTCCCCCAGGAGCTACCCCGCAGAATCATCCTGGGCTGGTCGCCTGAGGGCGTGTGCACCGGTTGCGGCGAGGGGCGGCGACCCGTGACCACCAAGACCGGTGAGCGTGGCCGGGAGCCTGGTGGAGGCGGCACGTATCGGACCATGAAGAAACCAGGGGCCAAGGACACCAACCTCGGCGCTGCCGCACTGACCCCTCGCGTCATCAGTGGCTACGCCTGCGCCTGCACCCCACGCACGTCACACCGCGGCAAGCAGGGCGACTGGAAAGAAGGACGGAAGGAGAACCCCGGTACCCGAGCGGGAGAAAGCGACACAGTCGGTGCGTTGGTGGCTCGTCGACCAGGCGGGTTCGGGACCAGGGTGCCCACCTCGGACGGCGAATGGGAGTACCACCTCGATGGATGGGTTCCCCCCGCCACGCGGCCGGGCATCGTGCTCGACCCATTTGCCGGTACGGGCACAACGGTCGGGGTAGCTCGAGCTCTCGGCCGGCACGGCATCGGCCTCGACCTATCCTTCGACTACGCCCGCCTAGCCCGCTGGCGTGTCTTCGAGTCCGGCCATTTCTCCAAGACCGTGGACCGCACCAACTCCGAGCGTCAGGGCTCTTTGCTGTGATCCTCTGGGACGGGGGCGAAATACACGGCGGTCGACCGGATGAGTCCAAGTGCGTCAACTGCGATGACCCGGCGGGGCCGAACGGCTGGTGCCCGACCTGTTGGGCTCAGATTGTTCCCGCCGACGCGCCAAAGCAACGACCTTCTTAGTCGCTACGTAAAGATCACCGCCGTTGGCCTTGTGGTAGGTGTGGACCTCCCGGTGGTGCACGCGACAGAGCGGCAGCAGGTCGACCAGGCGCTCCTTGCCACCGAAGCGGACGTAGGTCTGGTGGTGCAGGTCGTAGCGCTTCGAGCCGCAGACAACGCAGGCGTGGGGCTGCTTGGACTCCCGGTGACGCTTCTGGATCGCCCTCCACTCGGGGGACCGCATGAAGGCGAGGTAGGCGCGCCGACGCTGCGACTTGCCCCGGCGTGGCTTCCTGACCGCCACCTAGAACAACGTGTCCTTGATCGGCTCAGGCGAGGGTGCCTGGACAATCCTCACGACCGGACGGAGAACCCAGACGATGGCGGGTCGTCCAGTATCCGTGACGCGGCGTCGACCGCTGTCCACGATCGGGTGGCCCCGCTTGATCAGTTCCTCTCGCCGAGTACCAGCCGCGTGGCGGAACATCCCGGTAGCCAGGCCGTTCTCGTAGTCGGTGGCACCGTCGGTGGCCAACACGAATTGCTCGTAGATGAGGAGCTGGTTCTTGCCCAAGGTCTTGCGCTGTGAGACGGCGGCCGTCACCTCGGTGTCGTGTGCCCCACGGTGGAAGCGCCCGATGTCCCCGTTCGAGGGCCAGGACGCGCTCACTGGCACTCGATGCGCAGGAGGTATGCCTGTACCTCAGGCACGGTCAGGAGCTTTCCCGAGTAGGTCATCCAGATCGTGGCCCGCAGGATCGGCTGCCATACGCCCTTGTTGGAATGCACCTGCTCGTGGTGGACCCGACAGAGGGTGATGAGGTTGATCACAGCATTCGCCCCTCCCTGGGACAGGTACTCGATGTGGTGGACGGCGAGCATGTTCGTGCCGCCGCACCAGCGGCAGCGGTCACCATCCCGCTTGCGGACTCGCTTGCGCTGATCACCATTCGGTGCCGTCGTACGCGTACGCACTTGTTGACGGCGCACGTGCTTGACCCTGGCTCTCGCCTTGATGAGTTCCAGGCAGCCGTTGTCGCAGACAAAACCGAGGCCGACGTGGTTCATCCCCCCACGATCCCGGTAGGTCTTGCAGCCCTGGCAACGCACGAGGTTGCTCATACCAGCGTGCCCTTCTCAACGACCTCGGTACCGGGGAACGTCCGCTGCACAAGGCCGACGCACTGCTTGAGGTAGCCCGACGAAACCGTCTTCACCGGTTCGGGAAACTCAGCTCCCGCCTTCTCCGTCACCACCCAGACTGCTGCTGACTCGCCACTCGTGGTGGCCCTGCGAGCACCGCTGTCCTTGACCCACCCACCCTTGCGGAGTTCGTCACGACGGGTGGTGACGCTGCTGTACCTCATCCCTAGAGCGAGCCGAGTCTCCTCGTCGGTGCCGCCCTGGTCTCCCCGAGCAACAAGCCACTCCAGGATCGTCATGCGCTGCGTTCCAGTACGCGGCAACACCGCCCAAGCCGCCGCTTCCGACGTATCCATCGGTTGGCTCGGCATAACACCAACGACGTTTTCATCAGGTCTCGACGGCACGTGACGCGTCGGACGACCCTTCCCTCCACCGGGTGACCGTGGCCAGCACTGCTCGCAGAACAGCAGCCCGTCGTCATCAACGTGCTGGGCCAGCATTTCCTCTTCGGGCTTCTGGCAGTAGACGCACTGGTTGAGGATCAGGCCGGGCCAGTACTCCCCTGCTGCCACCACGTCAGCAAATCGGTCGATGTCACCCTGGAAGATCGGTGTCCGCGCCTTGGCGCTACGCAGCACGTAGGCCGGGTGGAAGGTTGTGAGCAGGACACGCCCCTGGTGCTTGAACACGTGTCCCCGTGCCTTGACTGTGTGCAGGTCGCCTCGGAACTTCCCGAGTGCGGTCGACCCGAGCACCAACACGGGCCCAGTCCCGGAGATGGCGAGCTGGTCGCGGTAGTGCGGGTCGCAGGCATCGACTTGGGCCTGCGTCGGCGTGTCGTTCGGGAAGCAGCTGGCAGTGTTGAAGATGAACGCCCGTGCAACGTCCAGCCCGGCCGCCTCGAGGCAGCTCCGCAGCAGCCGGCCAGACGGACCGAGGAAGGGCTGACCCTTGATGTCCTCCTCTCGGCCAGGTGCTTCACCGAGGATGGCGAAGTCTGCCGGTGTCGGGCCGCTGAAGGGGATTGGGCCAGTACCGACGTTGCACAGCTCGCAGGCTCTGCAGATGACGATGCGCTCCACCAGGTCGAGGCGTTCCACTACGGGGCAACCCGACCGTTGGCGCAAAACGCGCCGTGGGTGACAGGAAACAGGTTGGCGAAATGGTCCTCCATCCCCTCGGCCACCATCTCGATCTCCCGCTGCGGGAAGGACGGGAACATGCTCTCCTCGTGCTTCGTGCGCAGGCTCAGGAAGGCCATGAGACTCCGGGCGTTGCAGGTCGCGTACATCGAGCTGTAGGTCGCAACCGGCAGCACCGCTCGCGCCACCTCACGAGCGATCCCAGCCTCAAGCGCTTCCTCGTAGGCGTCGTAGGCCCGGTGGTACACGTCGACCATGCGCCGGGCCTGGTCGATCAGTTGCTCGTCCGTTCCTGGGACAAACGTGTAGTGACCGGGCTTGCCCACCTGGACCAGGTTGCGGTCCGTACCCGGCACATAGAAGACCGGATCGAGCTGCTTGTACCGCCCGCTCTCCTCGTTGTAGCTCCACCCGATCCGGTGACGGTGGAACTCCCGGAACACGAAGATCGGTGCCGAGATGAGGAACGTCATGGCGTTGTGCTCGAACGGTGTGCCGTGGCGGTTCTTCATCAGGAAGTTGATGAGGCCGTAGCCAGCTTCCTGGTCGAAGGCGTCAGCGCTGTCCGCCCCCTTTGTCGACACCTTGGCGGCGGCAACGATGGCGGCGTCGTTCCCCATGCTCTGCATGAGGGTCACGTCCATATCGGACCGGATGGTCCGCTGCATGGTCTGTGTGTCAGTCAAGAATCAGGTCCCTCTCGGGCTGTCGCATGTTGTTCAAGGGATGGTCTTCGGGGTCGTAGAACACGACCTCCGGGGATTCACAGCACCAGCACCACGGGCCTTCCCCGTAGACCTCGCAGGTGGTGCAGTGGTAGAGCCGGCCGGTCCGAACCTCAGCCACTGGGGTGTCTGGCTTTGGATCGCTCCCTGGCCTCGCGGGCCTGACGTTGCAGATCGCGCAAGCGCTCGCTCTGCACCCGTCGTCGCTCAACCTGCTCAGGAGACCGATACCAATCGGTGGTCAGGCCGTGAGCTGCACAGTCCGGGTTCCAGTTGAGGCCCCCTCCGACTGACAACCGGCTGCACGTGCAGTCAGCCATCGGAAAGCGCTCCGTCGCGGAGAAAGCCGTGATAGGCCCCGACCTGGATCGACCCAGCTCCGGCCTCACACGTCGGACCGAAGCTCTTGTCGACCGTGACCTTCGGAGGCCGACCACGACGCGGCCAGCACCGATGCACCGTGTCCTGCGGCAGCCCGCAGTTGGAGGCTCGGCTGTCGATGTTCCACACCCCGCCGGGCGTCATCACCACCAGGTGTTCACCGGCGAAGAACTGCCGTGCACCGGGTTCGGGTGGGTCGGGGATGGTCGGGATGTTGCGCCACCACATCGCCCCTGCTGGCACGGTGTGATCACCGACCTCGTAGATCCAGCCCACGTTGTGGACGATCAGCTCCTTGTTGTCGACGCGCTGGACGTCATAGAGGCTGTGGCCCGGTCCCTCTTTGCCATTGCGGGGCGGATCGCGACGCTCGTTGGCGAGCTGCACCAGGAAGCACTCAATCTCAGGCATCGCCGTTCAACTCCCGTGCAAGTCGGACGAGGCCATCTCGAGCTGCAGCCAGCTCACCGGGCTCAATGGGATACCGCTGGGCCTCGGCCTTGCGGAAGTCGAGGTCCCACTCCATGGCCCAGACTTTTCCTTGGACCAGGCCGTCCTCCATGAGGAAGCGGTAGTGGTCGGAACCCCACATGGGGTTGTTCCAGTACGTGCCGACCTGGTGGAAGGAGTCGACGTTGCGGGCGTCGATCCCACGGAGATGGTTGGGGATGAGCACCGGGCGTGCGGGCGGATCGCCCTGGCCCCCGCCTGGTCCGTAGACCAAGCGGAGCCAGTCAGCGAACTCGCCGTGATTGCCAGGCAGGACGAGGCGCACCTCACGTGACCGGGCTCGTCCAGAAGGCGCCCCAGGTCGACGGTCCGACAATGCCGTCAACTTCGAGGCCCTTCTCCTGCTGGAACTTGACCACGATCTGACGCGTCTGCACGCCGAACCAGCCGTCGACGTCGAGGTTCCATCCCCGCCCGTCCTTCAACTGCTCCTGGAACACGCGCACTGAATCGGACACGTCGCCCCGCTGCAGGTACACGCCAGGCCAGGCCGGGAACGCTGGTGCCGAAGGAGCGGGCGGCGGCGGCGGGGCGGTGTTGGCCCGGTGGGAGTCATCAGCCAACGCCTCCCGGGTGGCCTTCCCGACAAAGCCGTCAATAGGCTTGGCCCAGTCGTTCTGGAAGTTCATGACGGCCTGCTCGGTGCCGCTGCCGAAGTCCCCGTCGATGCCTCCAGGAACGTCGTAGCCCAGGTCGCTCAGGCGCTGCTGCAACGCCCGAACGTCGTCGCCGGTGTAGCCCTTGCGAAGATCACGGGGACCAGCGGGAGCTGGCGGCGTGACCGGACCCGGCGAGTCGTCGCGGTAGTGCACTGGCCGACGGCGACACAGCAGGAACGTCCGGTCACGCCAGAGCTCCACGGAGCCGTTGGGCTGCCCGGTGTTGTAGCCCACATTGTGGGTCCGACCGTTGCTGGGGCAGTCCTCAATCGCCGTCTCCACGTGGTCGGGCTCAGGACCGGCACCGTTGTTCCACGCGTAGAACAGCTCGTCGCCAGCCAGCACGTCGGCCGGCTTACCGTCACTGGCGTGATCGAAGACCGTCTCGCCGTGGGCCTCTCCGTGGACGACGCCATAGGGCGTGTACGCGTCACCGCGCTCACCGAACTGGCTCTCCGGCCACCAGCGGTAGCCGTGGTGGTAAGCCACCGTCTCGGCACCCGACTCGCAGTAGGCAGCGTTGGACACGCCCTGCTCGGGACCCCAGGGGTTCTCGTTGTCCGGGCCTTCCACGAAGCGGCTACCGCTGCCCTGGTAGTCGTTGGAGTTGGTCAGGTGTTCCTGGATGACGGCGTTGACGTCAACGCTCACTTTGCACCTCCGGTGAAGTCAGGGTCGCCGGCCACGGGGGCGGGAACCCCGTTGTGTCCGAGCGCCGGGTCGATGGCGGGGGGAAGGTCGTGGCTGAAAGGGGCTGGACCGAAGCGGGTGGTCTCCCACCCGGCGAGGCCCTCGGCCTCGGTCTGCTCCTGCGGATTGGTCGGTGCGGGCATGTGTGTTCCTTTCAGGTTCGAGGCGCGGGAACGGCCGTCTCTCGACGGGCTCCCTCCCAGGCCAGGACGAGTTGGTAGGCGGCGTCGAAGACTTCGCTGACTTCCTCCTTGAAGCGCAGCGGGTTGATGGCAATGGTGCGGATCAGCAGACCGTTCTCATCCCGGTCCTCTTCGAGGAAGTACGAGATCTGCACGGATCGCTCATCGACTACGACCGATTGCAGGAGGAACCCCGATCCGCTCACGGGGCGTCCAGGAAGCTGCGCAGGGCATCGTCGTGGGCGTGGGTTCCCACCGGGGCACCGACGGGAGCACCGACGGGAACACCGACCGGAGGGCCACTCGGGACAACCCCTGCCGTGGAACCGGCCACGCCGGGCGGCGGAGGCGGCAGGGCGGCCGACGCTGCTGCTGCCGCTGCTGCCGGGGTGAAGGGCAGCTTCTGCTGGATCTCCAGGTCGAACATCTCTGCCAGCTCGTTGCCCAACTTCGGGTCAGCCACCCGAGCTGCGCTGACCTCGAACTTGTTCTTGCGGATGATGTCGCCCGACTTGGTTTCGGTGAAGGACGGAAGGCCCATGCGGGCCACCACCACCAGCACCACGGTGTCGTCGTAGGACACCGACTCAGCGTCGGCGGTGGTCATGTCGAAGGCGGCGGTGAAGCCTCCCTGGCAGAACGAGACGGGCTGGCCGTCCAGGGTGAATCGCTGCTGGTCGCTCATTTGCTCTCTTTCGTTTGGGGATCTGGTTGGGACTCCACCGGGACCATCGCCACCTCGGTGTGGGCAGTGACACCGGAGCCGATGCAGCCGAGGCCACTGGTGGAGGGGAGAGACGTGTACTGCTGCTGGCAGAGCGGACACCGCCACAGCCGCCCCTTGGTCTTGGTCGGGCTCACTTCGCTGCCACGTAACCGACGCCGGTGATCTGCCGAGCGAGCCAGTCGGCTGCCTCAGCCCGACCCTTGGGGGTGATGACCTCGAAGGGCATCCCCCAGAGCACGCAGTGGCGTGCCTCGAAGTAGGACTCGCACGCGGCCACAAGCTCCGGTGCTGGTTCCTCAGCCACCACCTCGTCGACCTGCACCTTGGGCCTGGGCATTGCCCGGTCCTTCACCAGCACGTCGATGTCTGCCACCGCCGGGCGAGGACTCGGTGAACGTCCGTTCAGCGACACAACATGGGAGGAGGGGACTGCCTCCTCATAGGCCACACAGTCCTGAGCGACATTCTCATTGGGGATGTCCTCGCGGAACTCCAGGCAGTACACACCTCCCGCCGAAGTGAGGGCTCCATGGGAGCAATCACTGCACAGCCGTTTGTCATCAGGGATGTGGGCAAAGGTCATGAGGCTCGCTTTCGTCGGTTCTCTTCGTGGAGTTCCAGCACAACGGCACCATCGACAAGGCGCGAGAACCCAGCCGGTCCGAGGTACTCCTCCAGGTTCGGCAGTTGCAGGTTCGTTGTCGCGATGACCGGCTTGTTGGCCGACCTGCATAGGTCGAGCACGGCATAGAACTGATCTGTGGTCCACTCGGTTTGACGGACGGAGCCAACGTCATCCAGGAACACAACCGCCGCCGATTCGATGTACTCCATTGTCAGGGAGTCGTCTTTGCGCAGTTCAGCCAACAGCTTCCAGCTGGCCCACCAACGTGCCCCGCTCGGGCTGGGGGCGGCCGGGTCCCAGCCGGGAGGGGGACCGTAGAGGTCGTACTTGTGGGGCATCGGATGGCCGACCCAGCGCAACTCCTTGCACACCCCGAACGCCGCCCACGTCTTGCCCGAGCCGACAGCACCGGTCAGCAGGAGGTTGAACCCACAGGTGATCGGTGCCCTCGGGGTCCGGGAGGTCGGCGCGCCGTCGCGAAGACTCGCCATCCACTCGCGGCAGCTAGCGGCGATAGCGGGATCAGCGGTGTCGAGATCTGCCTCCCAGAAGTCGAAGGGCACCGACTCGGTCCAGTCGGACCACACCTGGCAGTCGCGGTTGACCCTCACTGGATGCGCCTACCGCCGCCGACGCGGGTGTCCTCGCCGTAGATGTTGGCGGGGTTGCGGTTGGTGCGATCCGGGCGCGCCCACGGAGCAGGTTCTGCCGCCCGCTGCATGGCCAGGCGCAACTTGTCGTACTGGGCACGGAACTTCGGAAGGCTGAGGATGTTGCCCTTCCAGAACGAGTCGGCTTGGCACCACCGCAGAACCTTCTCGGCCTCGACCGGATCACGGCGATCGGTCTCGATCAGGCGGCGCTCCTCGGTGAACCACGCTGCGGTGGTCGTCGGGGGCTTGCAGCCGTTCCCAACCATCAGCTCTGCAAGGAGCCTGGACAGTGGACCCGACTGGGACGGCGGTGCCGAAGGCGGCGCCGGTTCTAATGACGGTTCATTAGTTCGGTTCAATGACGGTTCCTTCCTTATAGGAGCCGTTTTTTGCGCGTGAGGCGACACCCCGTGACGCGCTGAGGCGACACCCCGTGACGCGTCAGGCGACACCCCGTGACGCGCTGAGGCGACACCCCGTGGCGCAGACGGGGTGTCGTCAGGAAGTACCCCGTTAGAAATATCGTCAGGACCGGTGATCCGGTAGAGATTGGGCCGACGGTCAGCCCGCAAGCGGGAGTCTGGAGCGCCGTTGATGACGCGCTCGATGGCTCCCACCCGGGTGAGCCGAGCCAAGGCGTTGGTCACTGTCCGCTCGCTTATGCCCGCCTCACGAGCGATGGTGGCGATGCCCGGCCACGCCTCCCAAGCACCGTCGACGGGCTGCTTTCCAGCATGATTGGCCAGCGACAGCAGCACGAGGCGGTCGGTCCCGACAGTCGGGGAGTGATCGAATACCCACGACAGGGCCTGGACGCTCACCCGACAGCCTTGTCTTGCTTGCGAAAGCGGGCGATGAAGTGGTCCATCGCGAGCCGGTCGGCAAGGATCAACTCAGCAGACTCGAAGTGCTTCTGCACGTGAGCGACGGCCTGCGCCCTGTACCGAGCTTCGGCTTCAGTGCTCACCCCGAGCAGTTCCGCTACGCCATCGAGGCCATCGGGGGTCTTGACCGCCTCCACGCAGAGCTCGAAAGTCTCCTCGGCGGTGAAGCTGGGCCGGAAGCGGTCCGAACTCAACAGTTCGGTCAGCAGATAGGCCCCGACCATCCGGGCCTCCTGGTCCATGACCTCGCCGTCGTCGGTGAAGCCCGACCCCACCGCCAAGGCCAGCCCAATCGGGTCCAGGACCGTCCAGGTCCCTCCATCATTGTGTTGCTTGCAGCGTCTCATCGGCTCCTCAGAACTGGTCGTCGTAGTAGGCCCCGGCACCCACCGGGACTCCGTGTAGTGCTTCCGCCTCGGCGTGGATCTCGACGGCTTCCTCCCAGGTGCGGCGGATGGGACAGCCACCCGTCGCAGCCAGCACGTCTTCATCCCGCCGGTCGCAGAACTCCTTGCCCGCCCGTTGAAACAGGGGGTCCTCGATGGGCACCATGGCCAGGGTCAGGGGCGCGAACTGGTAGGTCATCTGCGTCCCAACCCCACCGTGACGGCTCTTGCCGACCCGGCCCATGACCAGGCCCTTCTTCTGGTTGGCGTCGGTCCCGACCACCATGTCGGGGTTCCACAGCGTCAGCAGAAAGTCCGATGTCTCGAGCACCACGCCCGAGTCACGTGCATCATCAGGGGAAGGCTCAGCTCCCGGTGATGCACCCCGGCTTACCTGGTGCGGAGTGATAATGGCGACGTTGTTTTCCTTGGCAATAGCCTTCAATGCCATCATGGCGTCGGAGGTACGTTCGTACCGCTCACCACGAAATGCCTGCGCCCAATAGCCCAGGTAATCCACCATCATCACGTCGGGCGAGCAGCCCATTTCGTACTTATACTCAGCCAGGATTTGGACGAGCTTGTCCTCAGTGACGCGGTTGCTGTCGATCATCACCCAGCGGTCCTGCCAGAACTTCTCTACGTCGTCGGCGGTGGCCTCGGGGTTGTAGAACTTGTAGATCCGCTCAGCCCGCTCCCACCACTCCCACCGGGTCTGCTCCAGGCTGACGAACAGGAAGTGAAGGTCGGGCTGGCACGTCGCCATGCGCTGCATGGTGTTGATGCACCAGATCGTCTTACCGACACCTGAGCGGGCCAGCACCACCATGAGCTGGGTGGGCAGCAGCCCAGGCACGATCACCGAGTCGAGCTCGTCGATACCGAAGCGCACCCCGACCAGTGCCTTGATCTTAGTGTGGGCCAAGCGGGCATCGGCAGCCCTGATCAGAATCGAGCCACTGGCCGTGTTGAGCAGGGCGCGCAGCCCGCCCGCACTGAGGCCCTGGCGCACCACCATCCAGCTCAGGTCGACCAGGGCGGCGTCAGCACCCTCTGGGATAGTCAGGGTGACGACGCGTGCACGGGGGGTCAACCGCTGGTGGATCTTGTCGGCACCCCGGCGACCGGCCTCGTCGGGATCGAAGATGAGGTACAGGCGGTGGGTGTCAGCGAACAGCCCATCCCAACCGTCCTGCCAGGTATTGGCCCCCGGTACGCCGACCGAGCTGTAACCCAGCTGCTCGCACACCAGGGCGTCGAACTCGCCCTCGGCAGCGATGACCTCAGTGGCGTTGTGGATGGCGTCGGTGTTGTAGAGCCGCGCCTTCTGCCGCGGCGGGGTGAGGTACTTGCCGCCGATCTCCTTGCCCCGGATCAGGACCACGTTGCCCGCCACGTGGTACGGGATGGTGATGTTGTCCCGGAGGAAGTCCCTCCCGTCACCACCGACCAGGCCCGAGGCCACCATGTCCTTGAACTCGAAGCCCGCCGCCTTCAGGTGAGCGTGCAGACCGCCATCAGCCCAGCCCAGCTGGTGGGACATGACCGTGCTCAGGGTGAGGCCCCGGTCCTGGCGCAGATAGTGGAGGGCGTCGATGTTGTCCGCCAGGCAGTCCACGTAGTAGGCGGCAGCGGCCTGGAGGATGTTGCGGACGATCCAGTCCCGGTCCTCCTTCTCACTGATGGGGTCCCCGAAGTGCCGCTTCAGGGAGCGCAGGGCACCCTTCTCGCCACAGACGTGGCAGAAGAACAGCCCAGGGATGTCGGCGCCGGGGTCGATGTTGATGTAGAGCCGACCCCGCTTGGACTCGTCCTCGCCGCAGAAGAAGCAGGCCAGGTGGATGTCGTTCGGCCCAGCGCGCTTGATCGCCCCCACGGGCTTGGACTGCAGATAGCTCAGTACGTCCACGTCCGTGCTCACCGGTAACCGCCCCGGTCCCGGCGGCGACGACGCCGGATGGCCTCGCGCTCCTTCTCACTGGTGGCCCCCCACACCCCTGCCAGGTTCGGGATGGCGACCGCGAAGTCACGGCACTGGGTCCGAACCGGGCAGGAGAGGCAGACGCGCTTGGGCTGCTCGTATTCCGGCTTGCTGAGCGGGAAGAACAGGTTCGTGTCCAGGTCGCGACACGCGCCGTAGGTCTTCCACGAGTCCCTGTCTGTCGGGGGAAGCCTCAACGACTAAAACGCTTCCTGGTAGGTGTTCTCCGCGTAGCTGGTGACGGGAAGGGCGTTCTTGTCCTTCATGACGTCGGTGACCTTGTTGCCCTGCTCGCCGGTCTTCTTGGTGAACGTGCCGACAACGGCACGCGCAGGCCGACCCACCAGGTCGTCGGTGTCGAGCGGGGTCCCGGCCGGGATCTTCGTGGCCAGGATCTGCTCAGCCCACTGGCGGAGCTTGCACTTCTCGTTCATCGACCACGTGGTGGGGGTGCGACCCCAGAGGTGCTGGCCCTCGAACTCGCCGTCGGTGATGCGGAACTTGAAGACGACCTCGTTCTTGGGGTTGCCGTCGTCGTCCTTGAAGAACGACTCCTGCTCCTCGACCGTCACCACCTCGACGTTGACCACGGTGTGCTCTTCGAGGATCGGGAACGTACTCCCCGACCCACCCTTGTCTTCGTACACGGGCATGGATGTGCTCCTTCTTGTTTGTTGTTGAAAGCGGTTGCGTCAGGCGCGGATGGTGGCGAGGTTCCGCTTGGCGGTTGCGAAGCAGGCACGACACATGGGCCTGCGGAAGCGGATGCTGGACAGCTCGACCTGGTCGGCCGTCTCGACGGGCTTGCTGCACTCCGAGCACGGCGGCAGATCAGCCGCCCGCTTGGCAGCCAGCTCGTCCGGTGGCTGGATGGGCAGCGGCGGGTGCGGGTCTTCGTGGACCAGCTCAGCCACCAGGGCCAGCTCTGCTGCAGCCTCGAGGTCCTCCGCCGGAGCGGGTACCGGTTCCACGACCGGGGAAACGACTGGCGGAGCTGGAGCCGGAGCCGGCGGCCCAGTCGAGACCGCCTCGGCATCAGGGACCACAACCGGAGGCTTCGCCGTTTTCGGTGCAGCCTTCGCCGCCTGCTTGGCCTTGGCCTCCAGGGGAACGACCGCGGCAGGCTCGGGCTTGACGACCGGTGGGGCGACGGCCTTCAGCTGGGCCACGTTGGCGGAAGCAGGCAGGTTGAGGCCCGCATAGACCGACGTGTTCAGCCGGGTGAAGTCGTCAGTGAAGTTGATGGGGAAGTCGGGCGGCAGCTTGCCGGAGTTGTCGCGCACCCAGGGGTGCTGCTCGTCAGCGAAGGTCTGAGCCCACCTCGAGATGACCCGCTGGCTTTCCCCGTCCGGGGAAGCGAGGGTGACACCGCCCTTGAAGGCCAGGGCGAAGTCGACGTAGGCGGCGATCTTGTCGCCCATCTGCCCGATCAGCGAAGGCCGGAAGTAGACCTGGCCGGTGAGCTGGTCCTCGGTCAGCTTGAGGTGCAGGTGGAAGACCACATGCAGAGGCAGGTTGCGGAAGCCCCGCACCACCGAGGCCAACTCGTCGTTGATCCAGCCCCAGTCGGAAGGACCGAACTCTGCGATCTTCTGCGCCGCCTTGCGCTCGTTGATCATCACTTCCTGGAAATGGTCCAGGGTGTCGATGACCACCGTGTCCACCTTGAAGCCGAACAGCTCCTCGCGGACCTCGGGCGGGTTAGCCAGTGCCACTCGCAGCTCGGCCAAATCCTCGGTCGAGGAGATGTCGACGAAGTTGACCCCACGGTCAGCGACCGACATCAGGTTTGCCCCCACCGAGGCGATGAGCACGTTCGGCCACGTGGAGGCCGAACGCGTCTTCCCCGCGCCGGGGTCGCCGCAGACCAGCACCTTCATGAACTGCCCGTACTCGTCCGCCCCGGTACGCCGGATTGTCAACGCCATGCTTGTCCTCGATCCCTTGTCTTGTTGTCGGTCACGCCCATGCCGCCTCTTGTTCGATCAGCTCGTCCGCGGTGGGAATGACCAGTCCGCAGGGCTCGGTGAATGGGCAGAAAATGCACGTGCTCCCGGAGATGTCAGGGACGAACACGTCAAGCTGGATGGCCTTGTCGATCTGGTCGCACAGTCGGTAGAGGCGACGAAACTCAGCCTCACTGCGCGTCCCGGCGTCCAACTCCTGGCCGGTCCACAGGTGGTACCAAATCGAACGACGGGCCACGTTGGTAAGCGCCTCGAACATCTCCTCGCCGTTGGGCAAGCCGGGAAACTCGTCCCCGTTGCCCACCCAAAACTCGCGCTGAGTCGTGGCGTACGAGTAGACGGTGAACTGGATGTTGGCGGCCAGCTCAGCCCAGGTGGGCTTGCGGGTATTGGTCTTGTAGTCGCAGACCCGAAGGAGTTCCGTGCCCTTGTGGTTCTTGCGAAGCTCCAGCAGGTCAATGGTGCCGGTCAGCTCGTGTCGGCCGAAGGGCACCAGGAAGCGGTGCTCACTAGCGACAAACGTCCGGTCTTCCCAGCGGTACTTGCCAGCGAAGTTGTGAAGGATCTCTGCGCCCTTGTTGGACAGCCCGCCGTAGCTCGTCATCCGAGGCATGACCGTGGGGTTGCAGCCCAACTTGTCGGGGTTTAGCCACAGGTCGTCAAAGAGAGCGAGGGCGGCGTCGGGCGGCATCCCCAGATTCATCTGCTCCAGGCAGTAGTGAACGATGGTGCCGAACACCTGCTTGAAATTCTCGGGCTCGGGCAGCTGGTCGATCTCAGCGAACTTCGCCTGGGCCGGGCAGGACATGAACCGTTTCAGGAAACTCTGGCGAAAGCGCATCAGGCTCCCTTGTGAAACGTCGTCGCGGGCTTGGTCAGCTCGTTGTCGAGCCAGTCGCACACGCGGCCGAAGAACAGTCGGTGCAACCGACGAGGCAGGTGTTCGTGAGTCCAGTTGTCGATGGACCAGAGGATGTGGAAGGTCGTCATACCGGCTGGCTCAGCGGACGGTTGGTGGCCTCACACGAGAGGCACACCACGGCATTGAACTCAGGCCCGATCTCCCGAAGGACATAGACCTCTCCGAGCACGAACTGGTGGCCGCAGGCGGTGCATCCGAATCCACCCGGCCACCGACCAACGCGACCGCATGGACAGGGGACCTTCTGCCCAAGATCTCGATCTAGGACCGGGAACAGACCAGTGACCGATGGGCAGTCCGTCTTGTGGTCGATCTCGTGGTGGATTGTGGGCCACGGAGCACCGCAGTAGATGCAGGGGTTCATTCGATGACCGCCTGCACTGGCGGTTCGACCACTCGCTCGCGGGCGATGAGCTCGAGGACGCAGTAGCCCGCAAGGTCAAGCACCGCGTCCTCGCCGGCCATGGCCTTGCCCCGCGCTACCCGCGCCAATTTGTCGTCCATCCGGGCATGAATGAGGTCCAGGGCGTTGCCCTTGGCGAAGATGCCGATGGGCTCGAAGGCCGAGCTGCCGTAGGCGATGTTCTTCTCCAGCAACATGGCCACCACGCACAGCCCGACCTCGGCAATGCGCTGCTGGTCCTTCGTCCCGTCAGCCGAGATGGCGGCGTGCACCTTGTTCCAGGCATCCGCGCACTGTTGAGCGTCGAAGCTCATGCGACCCACCGCCCCTCTGCCACGGCACGGCTATGCGTCCTCGCCCGGTGGCAGTTGGCACAAACAACGTCGCACTTCGCCATCTCCAACTGAACGCGCTGGACGCCGTATCCGAGGAGAGCCGCCACGGTCGGCCCACCGTCGCGTCCCTCCCGATGATCAAACTCGGTGACATACCAAGGGAAGGAACCCCCGCAGTCAAAGCACGGCTGCGATTTCGCTGCCCGCACCAGCTGACGCACGGCTTCGCGTCGTTCCGCAGATGCCCGGCGGTAGTAGTCCTTGTACTTGAGAGACTGAGCATGGCTGTTATTGCACGCGACACAAGCCCTGTTGGCGATGTACCGAACGCCGTCATGGCCCTTCCGACAGGGGGAACCCTGGAAGGTGCTCACCACACCACCCGCACAATCCCGGCCGCCACGATCAGCTTCGAGCAGAGATCACAGGGCTGCCCAGTGATATAGATCGTGCCTCCGACAGACCGGCCGAAATCTGCATGAGCCACGGCGTTTTGTTCTGCGTGGATAGCCACACAGTTCGAGTAGTCGGGCGTCAGCGACGGCACGTCGGAGAACGCCCGCGGGCACTCCCCGGCCAGACAGCTCTTGCCACCCGAAGGCCCGCCGTTGTAGCCCGTCGACACCACCCGGTGATCAGCACCGACGATGACGGCACCATGGGTGGCACGTCGGCAGTCGGCACGAGCCGACACGGCATGGGCCAGGGCGAGGAAGTACTCGTCCCAACTGGGGCGGCCGTTCAGCATGACGCCGCCGGCAAATGCCTCGTCCGAAAACTCAGCCAGTTCCACGGTCCACCTCCACCAGACGATGACCAATCCATTCAGCGACTCGCGCACAGACAGCGTTACCGAGCATCCGGTAGCGCACGGAGTCAGAGAAGCCCTCGGTCCAACCGTCAGGAAAGCCCTGCAGGCGCTCACATTCCAGAGGCGTGAGCCGTCGCACCGCCATAGCGGGGGTGACGATCGCCGTCGCCGTCCGTGGTCCTTGCCCGCCAGCATCGAGTGTGGTGGCAAGGTCGTCCTCTTCCCACCGTTCGATGTCGTCGGAATGGTGGGCCTTCTGCGCCTTGCGATAGGCCACCGCCGGAATCAGGTGTCCGGCTTGTCCTTGATTGTCATCTGCCCCGCAAGTACCGACACCCCAGGCGGTGAGGGCGGCGACGCTGATGGGGACAGCGGCGTCGTCTGCCAGTCCCCGTCCGCCACCTGGGCCAGCGCCTTCAACAGCGCTGACGGAAGTCCCCGACCCCGGCGCTCGGCTCGGCGCAGAATCCCCGTCGCAGCTCTCCCGCTCAAGTAGTACTTGGGCGGCACCGGCTGGGTTTCCAGCACATCCGACAATGAACACACGGCGGCGTCGTTGGGCCACTCCGAAGTACTGAGCGTCAAGCACCCGGTAGCACCACCCGTACCCGAGGTCGGCCAGGGTGGAGAGGACAACCCCCATGTCCCGTCCTCCATTCGAGGACAGAAGGCCAGGGACGTTTTCAATGACCACCCAACGGGGAGCGAGCTCATCAGCAAGCCGCATGAACTCGTGGAACAGTCCGCTCCGCTCTCCAGCCAGACCAGCACGTCGTCCAGCCACCGAGAGGTCCTGGCAGGGAAATCCTCCACAAAGAACATCGACTGCTGAAAGGCATCCTCCGCAGGGTTGGTCACCTCGGTTGCCTCCATGGACCGTCCTCACGTCGTCGTGGACCGCCACACCGGGCCAGCGCTGGGCCAGCAGTTGCTGGCACTTGGGGTCGACCTCGCAGCGCCAGGTGACCTTCATGCCTGCCTGCTCGAAGCCCAGGCCGAAGCCCTCGATACCGGAGAACAGCGATCCCACGGAGAGGCTCA